CCCATAGGCCGTTTGGAGCTTTCCATACTCTTACATCCTCTGTGTTATCAATGTCCTGAGTTACGCACAAATGGATCGTAGCGTGATCCAAGGACGTCTCTATGTCTAAGGCGATCCGCTTCATGTTCTTCTTTCAACTTTTCGTAATCATTGATGAGTGTATGGTACTTCTCTTGTAGTTCATAGAACTTAGTCTCTAAGTCCATGAGTCTACCAACTAATCGTTCGTAGTTATCAAGCATATTTGTCATCCTTAAAATCTTGATCCGTTATACGCTGCTTACCTCTGTACCACTTGACAGCAGCTATCCACGCAGCAGACACAGCAGGTTGTCCATTCCAAGGTTCAAAAGGTAATCCGTACTCTTTAGCCCACTTGAGATAGGCTTCCTGAGTCTCTTTATCCCACATATCGTTTATGTCGTGTTCATTAATCATAGTCCCCTCTCAAATAGAACAAATCAAACAACCTTGATCTTCATTGTTACGCATCATACCCCCTTTTGATGTCCAGACACTCTTCCCAATCTGTTCACTAAGCCAAAGAACTTTCTTGTATTGTTCTCTGCCAAAGTCATCATGTTGGAAAGCTTTCTCTTTGGCTTTGTCTCCGGCTGCTAGGCAAGGAAAACATCCTACCCTATCAAAGCCCTGCTTGTAAAGAGGATTCTCTTCACCCTTCAAGTACTCAAATACCTCTTGTGCTGTCCAGTTAAGGATAGGCATCTTGAACATAACCCCTAACTTTGCAAGATACTTAGGATAGAAACTTGGCATTACTTCGTGTGGTGCATACAAAGTATCATCAAGTTTATCCTTGTACCTTTTAGAGCGTTGAGAGCTTTCTCCTGAGCGCATGCCATACCAAACCTCTACAGGTCCGTTTACCTTAGCGAAGTCCCTCAAGAAGAACTTAGTCTCCCGAAGCTTCAAAAGACTTGTGCAGAACCTAGTCCCGAAATCAGGGAAACGCTTGTGTGATAGAACTTTCTCAGGAACAGAGCCACCAGTAACGGAGACAATATCTACCTCATACATATCACCTAGTTTTTCGATGTGTTGATATGTCAATGGGTGTTCAAACTGAGTGTCGCAAAACAGTCCTAAAACATATTCAGACCCTACAGCTTCACAGGCTAGCTTTAAACAGGATTGACTGTCTTTACCGCCGGAGACAGGAACTACAATTTTTTTCATTTAGTAATCTTCTCCAAAGTTAATAACCACTCTTCAAATTTCTTGTCAATCTCTGAGGGTTTAGCCCTGTGTGTACGCTTTGGTGGTGGCTTTGGCGGCTCTGGTGATTTGTACCAAGGTGCGTTAGGTGCTAGTGTAGTCTTGACGCTCACTTCGTTCCTGCTAATCATACTTTAAGATTCAAGAATAAACCAACTTGTGCAATAGAGTAACCTAGCCAGATAGCCATGTTACTGTATTCCCCTTTGAGGCCTTGGAGTACACCAACTACAGCATAACCAATGCCTGTGCTACCTACGATCAGCATCTCAATCATAGATCCTCCATTACAACTTCGTACATTCTACCAGTATCTAAGTCATACTTCAATGAGCAAGCAGGGCCAGTAAGACCGTTATATCTATTCTTAGCAACTGCTACTTTAGTTGTATGTCGTACACTAGCATCAGGACTCATTGAGTTACGCTCTAAAGTAATCACTGCATCAGACAACTGAGCGATAGCACCAGAGCCTCGCAGTTGAGATAAAGAGACTGCCTGACCATCTTCGTGGCCTTTGTCGCTGTTAGGTCGTTTGAGATGAGATACACAGATAAGCGTAATCTCTAGCTCTTGAACCAAGGTACGTAGCTTAGTCATCAAGACATCAATAGCTTTCCTATCATCATTCCCATCCATACCAGATACAAGCAAGCTAATATGGTCAAGAAAAACGACACGACAATCGCAAGCCTTGGCCATGTATCGAATACGATTAAGCACGTTGTCAAGAGCAAGGGAGCCGAAATGGTCAAACAGAAAAATACGATCAGTACCAAGAGTAGCATCGAAAGCCTCCTTCAGTTCTTGTTCTGACACTGGTGTGTCTGGCAGGTGCAACTTTTTGTTTGCATGGAGAGACATAACGCTTCTAGCAGTTTTTCTGACTGATTCTTCCAAGAACATTCCTCCAATGTTCCACTTTGTTGTGTTGAGAATGTTGAAAAGAATTTCTCGGAGGAACTGGCTCTTGCCGAGACCTGAGCCTGCTGTAACTGTAATAAGCTCTGCCCTTCGTAGCCCATAGAGGAGGTCGTTGAGTCCTTTGAATGGATAGAAAGCCTCAGCTGCTGGTTCCGGAGTATTGACTGTTGACCATAGGGAAGACGCTGCCACAATTCCATCGGGCACGTAAGTTTCAGCTCTCCACCATTGATTAACAAATTCAGTTGTTCGTCCGTTACGGAGATAGTCGCAAGCATCTTTGAAGTCCTTTAAGTGTTTAACAATCTTACATTTGCTACCGAAGAGTTCAGCTACTTCGTTGGAAGCCTTAATTCCTGCATCATCTGCGTCGAAACAGATCACAATCTCTGCAAAGCTATCTAAGTATTCGTAGTTAGCCTTACAGTCCTTTAAGGCCGCTGAAGCACCGTTACGGATAGACACCACAGGCCACTTAGATCCTGTCATCTGATAGGCTGCTAGGGCGTCTAATTCGCCTTCACAGAGGGTGATGTACTTCCCTCCCTTAGCGAATAGCTGTTGACCAAATAAGGCCGCTTGTGACCAGCTACCTTCAACATTGAAGTTCTTCAGTTCAACATGGCGTACCTTGGCAGCTACTTCCTTACCATCTTGGTCAAAGTAAGGGTAGTAATGCTTTGTAGCATCTTGTCGTACACCATAGGCCTCACACGTCTGCTGTGTAATCCCTCGATCAGGGATAGCCTTAATCTCACCATTCTTGTTGCTAATCATAGGTTTTACTTTCGATTTGGTAGGTACATCTTGATAAGTACCTCCGTTATCATAGGTTTGACACACATGGCAGTACGTATGCCCGTCATCGTAAAGACTGTTCCCATCGGAAGAACCACAGGCTTCACATGGTATGTGTTTCAAGAACTTTGAAGCAATTTTAACTGCACTCATTCTGTAGTCCCACGTGATCGAATTAAGTCGGTGATTTCAACAGCCGCACCTTGAGCGTCATCGCTATCCACACGCTTCCATCCGTAGTCCCAAGCCATCTGTGCACACGCCTCACGCTCAGTTTGTACGATAAGTTCAACAAGTTCTTTTGCTACATCCCATCGAACGACACCAGCATGATATGCTTTCTTGACGAGTTCTTCAGTAGTCAGGGTCGTCATGTAGAATCCTTTCAGCATTACCACATTGGTCACATACACGATACATACCGTTAGGTGCTACGTACATTGTATCAACACCCTCACAACGTAGACACCTCAAAGAAGCATCTTCATCTTCCTCTAAAACTTCCTCTTGTTCTTCTTCTAAGTCTCTACCAAATATAGCATCCCAACGCTTGTTGTATTCGTCTTGAGATACGCTAAATGGGCGAGGGCTTGAACCTTTACCGCCATCTGACTTGCTCATAATCTGTCTCTTTCTCCAACCTAAAGCTGGTTTGTTAAACATGGTTTGACTTTCGCCATTGAAGTAACACCCTCTGAATGTCCAATAAACAGGCTTCTGAGGTTGTTTTGTTAGCTAGGAATACCTCTAGGTCATCCATCAAGGTTTCTAGCGTGTAAAAGGCTTCTACGGCCTTCTGTGAGCACTTATATGCGTGAGCGTCTTGTGCGTTGAACAGATCATATTCAATAATAGCCTTCATTTAAGACTCACTTTCAACAAAGTTAATACAAAAATACACAAAGACATTACCATGCTTGATTCCTTTCAGCTTCAAGGATATCTTTCAAGACCTGTTGCCAGCCATAGACAGAGATTAACTCAGCTACATCTTGAATCGTGTGGTGATAGTGGGCTTCCTCTTTAAACACCCAATCGTCTACCTCTTTGTCTGTTGCACCATATTCATTCATTGTTGTCTAACTCCTTCAAGTCGTAAATGCCGTTATATTCCATAACTAATTGGTACGCCTTCTTCAATTCATAGAATTTGATGTTGTTTTCCTCATTGTCATAGGAATACATAGGACAACCCCCAATGTTAGGAGACAAATCCCCATACTGTGATTTTAAGACACCCAAAAAGACATCAAGTGCCC